TTATTATGACCGCATCAGAAGCGTGCATCCGTTACACTGGCCGCGACCTTTTGCAGCGCGAGTGGACATACAAATCAGACAGACATCCAGAGGATCAAGCGGCACTGCATGGCATATCTTATATGCCGTCGCGCCGGTCTGCATGGATTCAACTTCCGGTTGGGCCGGCCGTATCGGTGGATACTGTTACAGTAGATGGTGAAACGGTGACGCCTGAAAAAATCGATCTTCCCGGGAGGAGGGTATTTATCGATGGCGGAGAAAATATCGTTATCGATTATACAGCCGGACACGAAACAATCCCTGAAACGTTATTGACTGGAATTAAAATGATGGCGCTGTATCTATACGAGCGGCGCGGGGCGTGCGACGTTGGAAACGCCGCGATCGAATCTGGCGCTATGGCGATCTGGCATCCACTGAAATACTATCAGGCTGGCTCGTTATGACGTGCAGACGATGCGACAGATTTGCCGGAAAACTGATACACAAAATCAGTTTCGAGCGCGAGCAGGAAACACCAGACATGAGAGGCGGCTCAATTATTGAGTGGGAATATCAGGGTGAGTTCTGGGCGTTTATCGAGCCGGTGTCGTGGGGCGAGAGTATGGCGCAAGCGCGCCTAAACTCGACCATCACGCACAACATTCACACTCGTTTTGGAGGAGATATCCGCACGACAGACAGGTTGAAATATGGCGACAGAATATTCCAAATTAGAGCCGTCGTGAACGAGGACGAGCGGAATATTTGGACAATCATTCGAGCTGTTGAGCAGGTGGCAACATGAGCGCACGCGTTACAGGCATGGAAAGGCTGAATCGGAACATTGACAAAATAAAAAAATCAGTCGGCGTTGATGTTTTCAAAGCGCTGGTTGTCGGTGCTAATTTAGTGCGCACGACAGCGATTAAATCAATTCAAACGGTCAGCGCTGGACGCACAGTACAGAGAACACGAAATGGCGGTGGCACATATCTGCATGTTGTCTCACGGCCTAATGATCCGCCGAATACAGACAGTGGGAGGTTGGTTTCAAGCATCGATGTTGAAATTGATGGCGAATCCGCGTTTGTCGGTTCGTCGCTGGAGTACGCAGGGAAACTCGAGTTCGGCGACAGGGGGAGTAATTTGGAAAAACGGCCGTGGCTAAATCCTGCCCTGGAATCCAACAGGCCAGAGATAAACCGGCGAATTGCAGAGGCCGCAATAAAGGGGATTCGCCGTGGCGGTCGCTGATGCTTTGCAATATGCCATCTACGATAGGCTAACAACATTATTAGATGCTCCGGTCTACGCTCACGTTCCGGACAATTTGCAGGGCAGTTATGTGGTGATCGGTGATGATACTATTGCAGATTGGTCTACCGATTGCAAATCAGGATTTGAGGCGACGGTTACTATCCACGTATGGACAGTGCCTGGAGATTCAACCGGATCATTCAGAGGGCCAGCGACTTGCAAACAGTTGCAGGGAGAGATATACAACGCATTGCACCGGCAGGATTTTGCGGTTTCCGGCTATCAAAATCTAGGTTGCGATCAGGAGTTTCAGGAGGTGATTCAGGACAGCGATGGATTGAGTTATCACGGAGTACAACGATTCAGGATTTATTTGGATACAGATTCAACAATCAACTAAAGAGGACATGACATGGCTAAGAAACTAGGGCGAAAAGCAACGGTATTGATCGATGGCAAAATTGCGTGTTTCGCTCGCACCAAAACGCTCAATATTGCGAACAATCAGATTGATGTATCAACCGACTGCGATGATGAGTGGGACACTTATCTTGCAGAGGCGGCAAATATCAACTGGACGCTGGACATTGAGGGGCTGTACGAGGAGGACGACACTGCCACGGACAGCGTGACCATTACGGACAAAGCGCTATCGGAAGATTCAACGGTGGCAATTATTATCGATTATGGAACATACACCCGCACCGGAACAGCAAAGGTTGTCAGCGTTAGCGAGGGATTCCCGCACCGCGAGGCAACCACATTCACGGCCACCTTGCAAGGCACTGGCGCGTTAATCAAGACAGGAAGTTAAACCATGACAGCAATCTGGAATGAGGCGGAAATAAAGTGGCAGGGTCAGACGTATAAAGTGCGCCCGACCTTCGCTCTAATGCAGGCTCTAGAGCAGATCAATCCGGCCGGATTCGAGGATTTAATTATGCAGGGGGCGGAGAACCGGATCAAGGCGGGGACTGTCTGCGAGGTTATCGCAGCCGGATTGCAGTCGGTCGGGGAGCGCGTTAGTGCTGAGGATGTTTTTAACGATCCGGATTTTGATTGCGGCATTGGCAACGGAAAAATTGTCGCTTTCGGGATCATCACGGCATTTGCCGACCGATCAAAAAAAAAGCGGACAGCGGTGCCGGAGCCAGTGACGGCAGATCAGTAGATATTGATTGGCCAGCTCTCTACGGGGCGGCCATCGTTACGCTCGGCATATCGCCATCAGAGGTGCGCCAGATGACTATCGGCGAGATTAACGCGGCGATGGAATACAAAATCCGGCAGAATAGGGGCACGACGCTGAGCGAAGAGGATTACGATGAGTTGCTAGATGGGCTCAGGGCGAAAAAACGAGGGGTGAAATGATGCTTGGCAGCGCGTCAAACATCGGCGGCATTAAAGTCGAAATCGGTGCAGACACAACCGGTTTCGATAATGGTCTCGAGCGATCGCAGCAACGGCTGAAATCGTGGGCGAAAAACGCGAAAATAGCTACCGCTATCGGCGCCGGTGCTTTCGCGCTGGCTGCAAAAAAGGTTATATCTGCCACCATTGAACAGGAAAAAGCCATTGCCGCGCTCGATGCAGCGCTAAAAGCCACGGGAAACCAAACGGGCTACACCTCGAAACAGTTGCAGGATATGGCATCGGCGTTTCAATCGCTGACGACGTATGGCGACGAATCAATAATCCAGATGCAGGCGCTACTCGCTACGTTCAAAGCCATTGGCGGCGATAATTTCAAACGTGCTCAGGAAAATATACTTGATCTGGCGACGGCGATGGGCATGGATTTGACATCGGCGACTAGGATGGTCGGCCGTGCGTTGAACGATCCGGTGCAGGGGATGACCGCGCTCTCGCGTGTCGGAATTATCCTATCCGACGATCAGAAAAAACTCATTAAAACCATGACCGATACCGGCAGAACAGCCGAGGCTCAGGGAATTATCCTAAAAGAACTTGAGGGGCGTTTCGCTGGCGCGGCAGCAGCAGCGAAAAACACGCTCGGCGGCGCGATTGAAGGTTTGAAAAACGCATTCGGCGATCTGTTCGAGGGCGACGGCGGGGAGCTGGCGCGCTCGATAAATGAGATTACGGCAATTCTCGGATCTCCGGACACAACACAAGCGGCCGCGTCGATGGTCGCAACGATCCTGTGGATATCTGAAACCGCAGTTAATGCGGCGGTGTATATCGACAAAATGACACGCTCTGTTGCTGAGTTTTTCGGTCGTGTTGCGTCGAGCGATCGAGCGCTAGATACGCTGGAGGATTATAAATATCAAATCAGCGACCTGATTAAAGAACAGGCAAAGATGGACGCGCAGCTCAAATCCGGCAGGGGCATGAGCCCTGAGCGGAAAGCGGCGATGGAGGAGGAACGCAAATTTATTGAGTTCCAAATTGCCGAGTTAAAACGAATGCAGGCGCTGGTGAAAGAAACAGGCGATCCGTTCGGTGCGAAACCCGTTACGCCGAAACCAATAGAAGCTCCGGCTGTGCCGAAGATTGATTTAGCTGATATGTTAGTGCCGGCTGACACGACAGAGAAAATAACTGACCGCATTGCCGAGGCTCGCGAAGCGTTTGACGCGGCGGTCGCATCGATGCGCGAGGGATTCGTCGGCTCTGTGCCGGGTATCGACTCACCGGAGGACTACGAGGAAGGGCGCGCGATATTGCAGGAGCATTATGACGCGGTGGCGGCGATGAATGCGGCGTTTCAGGAACAACTGAACATCGACAGCAAAACAGCTGCAAATCAACGGATCATGGACGCGATTGCCGAGGAACAGGGCAAACTAAATGCGCGCAAACAGTTTTTCTCCGATGCGGTCAGTCTGGCGCAATCGTCGAATTCCAAACTCGCGAAAATCGGAAAAGCGTTCGCCATCGTTCAGGCCGTTCAGGAGGGCTATCAATCGGCCCTATCGGCGTGGAAATGGGGCATGGCAACCGGTGGGCCGCCGCTCGCGGCAGCATATACCGCGATGTCTGTTGCGAAAACAGCATCTCTATTGAGCGCCATCAAGGGTGGCGGCTCTACCGTGTCTACCGCAGCAGGAACCGCGGCAGTGCAAACGCAGGAATCTGCATCTCGTGTTGTGTCTATTAGTTTTCAAGGCGGCGATTATGAGCGAGGCTTGGGCGAGCGTTTAATCGACGCGCTCAATAACGAAATTGCGCGCGGTGGAAAAATATCAGGGGTACAGATGGCATGACAAACGAGGACGCATTAAATCACGAAATTACGCAAGAAAAACTTGCTGAGTTGGCACGGTTTCTCAAAGTTTTGCCCGAGCGGGCGCCTGAGTGTTGCGACAATATCACACCACGCGAGCATATCATTAACATGATCAACATGATCAACGCTGATCCGGTAAC